GGCCAGCGCCCGCGCGCGGCGACGCCTGCAACAACGGGCCAAGCACATGCCCGACGAAATCTTCGTTCCAAGCGTAGCGCGAGCCGCCCGCGTTCTGGATGCCCTGGAACATCTTCGACCCGTCCACGAGGCCGCGCATACCGATGATTTCGCGCGTGATCGTAGCCGTCATCGCCGATAGTTTGGCGTCGTCCTGCGTCACGCCGAGCAATTCGAGCGAGCGAGCGAAGTCGTAGGTTTGCGATTTGCCGCTGACGGAGGCGCGCAAATCCTGATCTTTCAACGACGCCAGCGCCGCGTTGGCCGAGGTGAACGACGGCAGCATTTTGATCGCTTCGCCGTAGGAGCCCGTCACTTGCGCGAGTTCGAGAATGTTCTTGTAGGACTCGGTTGCGGTTGTGTTGACGCTCTTTGCGGCGTTGGCCCAAGATGCGGCCATAATCTCGGATTGTTCTTGGTTGGTGTAGCCGGCCGCCTTGGCGTGCGCCTCAAGACTCGTAAGCGCCATGCGGGCTTCGATGATCTTTTTGGTTCCTTCCAACAGCGCGGCGCCGCCGATCAACTCAAAAAAGCCATCGGATTTCTGGCCGACGCTGACATGGGACCCGCCTGGGAGTTCGCCGCCAAAGCGGCCGAAATGCAGGCCGCCGCCCTCGCCACCGCCGCCGCCATGCCCGCCCGTTCCGTTGCGAAGGCTAGGGGGACGCAGCGCGCCCGAGCCGCGTCCGATCAGCGCCATTTGCTCGCCGACGCGCTTTAGCTCGGCCGAGAGTTCGCCGACTTGAATCTTGGTTCCGTCAATGATCGTATCGAGCTTGCCGAAACTTGCGGAAACGTTCGTCAACGCCGTATCGGCCGCCGCGTCGATCTTGGCGAGGCTTGAGGAAACGCCCGCCATCGCCTTGTCGGAACTGATAGCAAGCTTCGCCATGTTTTCGTTCATGACGGCGAGGCCGCGCGACAAGCCGGCCGGCAGGCGCAGCGTGCTTAGGCTTTCCTTGGTGGCTTTGATAACGCCGTCAAGCCGCTCGAATTGCGACATGAGCGCGCGAAGAACCGACGACGCTTCATCCTTGATTTCGAAAATCGCGCCGACGCTGCCAGCTTCAATCACGGCTCATGTCCCGGTGAGAATTTGCTCGGCGAATTTGCGATAGGTTGACGCCATAAATTCTGTGCTCAACCATAAGCTCTTGAAAAGGAAACTACGGGGCGGGATGCCTCGGCTCGTTCCCATTTCCTGCCACAGCGCCACGATATCCTCGGAGTATACAAGCCCTTGCGCGCCGGTCGCCGATAACTCGACCTTGTGTTCGATGCTCGCCGCGAGCGTGCCGGTTCGCAGTAGCGGCTCGTCGGCCGGATAGCCTTGGGCGATACGATCCGCCTGCGTCGATTCCGCCAGTTCGGGCCAGCCGAACCGATACGTCCCGATAACCTCGCGCGCCTGCGCCTCAACCATAACCATGAGCGCTTCGGTGGGGATATCCAATTCGTTCTTGGCTCGTATAGACGCGCGCTCAAGTCGTCGCGCCATTTCCAGGCAAGATATCAAGATAGCAACTTTCAACAAAATAGCGTAAGCTAGGCTTGTCGGGGGCCGTTGTTATGCGCATGCAGTCGGGCGATTATATCTATGTGATTTTGGGCGAGCACGATCTCGTCAAAATCGGCATCAGCAACGATCCGACGTCGCGGCTTGCCAATTTGCAGACAGCCTCACCCTTTCGCCTTCGCTTGGTTTTTACGGCGCCCGCCTACGGTCACGCCTACAGGATCGAGCAAATGGCGCATACGATCTTAGGGCGTCAACGCGCGTCCGGCGAGTGGTTTAAGGTGACTCCCGACATGGCGATTGCCGCCGTTTTCGCCGCCGCCGATAGAGTCGGCTGTTCGTTGTCGCAACCGCAAGCGCTGGCGCAACGCTCGCGCTGGCGGCGCCTGTCAACGTTGGTTCGCGTTGTGATCTTGGCGGCGGGCTATGCGCTTGCTGACCGCGTTCTGCCGGCGAGCCTTGAGGGTCCGACGATTCTAACATGGTTGATCGGCGGGGCCGTGTTGCTGCGCTAGGCGCTAGTCCGTCTTGAGCGGCGCCCATCGCCAGCGCTCATAATCAAATTCACGGCCGTTCATTTCGCCGATGATGATGACTTGCGTAAGTCGCTCCTCCTCCGACCAGCTTTCGACCAAATCAAAGCTAAAGCCATGGCCGACTAAGAGCGACGTCACACGCCTGTCGCCATCGACTACTCGTTTTTTATTTCGTCCCTAGTTATCGGCGGCGCGAAATTGTCCGCAATCGCCTTGCCGACCGCCTCAAAGCCGTCATCGTCAAGCCGGTCGATTAGGCTGTCAAACACCAACTCGTTTGCGCCCATCGTCAGCGCATCTGCCGGTTCCCGATTGATGGTGACGACGCAGGCCGCGACCATGACGAGACCCATATAGCGGTTGTTCTCTAAGGCGGCGTTGGTCAAGCTTTTGTAGACGCGGCGTCGAATGCTCATGTTCATGCGGCGCACGCCGAGCACGCGTTGCCGCGCGTCCGTCACTTCGACAACGCGGTTGGCGTCGGCCACGACTTGCTGCGTCGGCGTCGGCGCGTCGCCTATGGTGACAATCGGCTGGCCCATTTAGGTGATGCTCCTATTGCACGAGCACACGCTGGCTCGCTTCAAACTCGACTTTGAGGGTGATTTTGGTTTGGCTGGCTTTCTTGCCCGCGTCCTGCAACGTCAGCGCAACGCTGTCGTATCGGTACTGCGAAACCGCGCCGTTGAGTTCGAGAATAAATTCATAGATCGTGCCGGCGTAAGTTTGCGCGTTCGCCCAGTAGGCGGCCTCTTGCGCAGCAAAAAAGCTGTCTATCGTATTGTCAGACCGATCAAACGTGATCGTTCCCGACCAGCCGTTAGGCGTATGCACAACGATGGGCGGCGCGTTGAGCGGCTTCGACGAGACTTTTTCGGTTACTTGCTTGCTGTCGAACTCGGTTATGTTGGTCAGCGTCAGGATCGCGCCGGTAATCGGCGAAATGATATTGAACGATACGCTATGCCCGAAGGTGATTTGATTGAGCGACATGGCCGAGGACTCCGGTTAGGAAGCCCCAGGGCGGCACGCGCTCGATGGGCTGGTTTTCGGGTTGCGAGCGTTACGCGGCTTGGTTCATATTCGGCGCCGTTGTCGAGACGATCACGGACGCGCCGCCTTCCAACGAGAAGATGAAATACCGGACAATCGGGCCGTAAACGCACTTGACATAGGCGTTCTGGAAGCCAAGCGCGGCGCTGGTCTGGCTGTTGTTCGTCGCGTTCAGAATGACTTGATACGGTTGCCCGCCGGTCAAGCTCGACAGGATTCCGGGGCCGCCGAGCGCAACGGGAACCGAAATCAACGCGAGAAATTGCAGGATCGAGGTTAGGGCCTGCAACCGCTCGGCTATCGTCTGCACCGCGCCGACGTAGGGGGCGCCGATCTTAAAGAGCGATTTCGCCAGAAAATACGTGATCTGCGTATATTCGTCGCCCTGCGTGACGGGGTTTGACGAGGTATTCTTTCCGAAAAGACACGAGAAATACGTCGTTCCCACCATGGGATTGACGCCCACGACGTCCATTTGCGAATTGCCGATGATCTGCAAATCGCTGTCGGTGTAGGGAAGTCCGGACTGCGTTTTTTGCGTGCCGATAATGCCCTGAATGGGTTTGTTGAGCGAATTGTTCTGCGGGCTGAGAGCGCAGAGCACGCCGAGCTTGACGGACTGCGGCGAGGACAACCGCATGGGAATCCCGTTGTACGTGTCGAGCCAATAGACCCAATCGCCGAACATGATCGAGAGGGTAAACGAGTCGATGCCGGCAAGCGCAACCTCTGTCGCCGCGTTGGTGATCGTGTCGCCGGCCGGCGTCGTTGCGATCATTTCGCAACCGATGGACAGGCCGAAAGCGACTTGCGTTGACCAAGACGTCGAGTCCGACAAGTCCGCGATCATGGCCTTGCTGACGCCGGTATTTCGCAGGCAATACATGCCGGTGCGCGGCAGCGTATCGACGCCGACGAGAGTCGAAGTTGTGACGGTTGACGCGCCGTCCGTGCCGCCTGTAAATGCAATGGCGTTGGTTCCGGTGATCGGCGCGACGGTCGCCGTTCCAACGGTCGCAACGACAATGGCCGAAGGCCCGCGCGTAGATGAATTGCCGTTGTTGACGGCGGCGCACAAGTTTATCCAAAGCGCGAGGCCCGAGCCGGTGATGTTGTCGTAAACTTCCGGCGAATTTCCGGGCAGGATGACAACCAGCTTATACGAGCCATACTTTGAGCCCGGCCCAAGCTGGCCCTTCAAGTTCTGCCCGTTCGATCCGGTATATTTGCCGGTGAGCGTCATGCCGAGCGTGCCGGCCGCGCCGCCCGCGAGCGTAGCGGCCGAAACCGTGGCGCCGGTAACGTCGGTCGCCAGCGTCAACGCATTGCCGCCTGTGCCGGTCGCAACGGCCGTCGTCGTCAGGACGGTCGCCGACGTCGAGTAGGACATTTTCGCAGTATTGACGTCGGCCGAGGCCGCCAGCGCCGCAACCGCGGCCGTCAGCGTTAGCGCCAGCGTCGAGCCTATCAGGATTTGCAGGCCGGTCGTGAGCGCGGCGACGAACGTCCAAATCGAGCCATTGAGCGTCATAGTGCTGGCGGCGACGGGTTGAACCGTAAACGTGACCGTGCCGGTCGCCGCAACCGGGGCGGGCGAATAAATGGGCGCCGAGGCAGCGGTGTCCGTGCCGTCTGTCACGCGCACGCCGTAGAGGAAATTCGCGCCTTGCGCCATGGCGAGCGTCGAGTGACCAACGATATCGTAGAGGCGGTTTATCGTTGGGCCGAAGATCTGCGCAGCCTGCCCGACCGTGCCGTAGGGCTGCGGTGAGTTTGTTGGACCCCAAGACGCGGTTCCGATGACGCCGCCGACGTTGGTTTGTACGCCGCCATATAAAAACTGCGGCGGCACAACTTGAACGAGGACTTGCGGGACGTTGAGCGAGGCAAGATTTACCGCGCCTAATTGGACGATTTGCGACATGGGGGCTCCATTTGGAAACCCCAGGGCGGCAAGCGCTCGATAGGTAGGTTGCTACTTGGCTTGGTCGAGAAACGCGGCAACGGCGGCCTCGACGCCGACGACGAGGCCGTTGGCGTCAATCGAGATTCGCGCTGTGCTGACCTCGGCCGTGCGCGACGGGCTCGCGCCGCGCGCTGTCAATTCGGCGGCGATAGCGAATTGAATCGCGGCGTCGGCGATAGTTTTTGCGCGCCTGCGGTAGCCGTCCGATCTTTTCCGAAGCTCCTCGACATAGGGACGCGGAAAGAGATCGTCCGGCTCCGTCATGGCTTCGGCGCGGCCGACGTTGATGCGGAAGACGCGGCCGGGTTTACGGCGGCCGTTGGCGCGGCTGGCGTTGGCGCTCCGAGAGCGGCGGGGGCTTGCGTGGTCGGTTCGTCCGTCGCGTGCGCGGCGGCAGCGGCTTCGATCTCGTCGGCCTCGTCCTGCGTCGCCATGCGGGCAATGACGTGATGCGGGCGCTCGGCGAGGATTTGCTTGACCTCGGCTTGGTTGGTTATGACCTCGCCGCGCTCGATATGCCGGCCGAGGTCTTTGTGATGCCAGACCTCGCGAACGACTAAAACCGTATAATCCGCCATGTTTTCACCCTGCGTTTTGCGTGTAGGTCGCGCCTTGGGCCGTGCCGTCTGCGACGCTGGTTTGGCCGGCGAAAATCGTAATCGGGTAGGCGACCTCAGAGACGGTCGTTGCGTATTCGACCCAGAAACTCAGATCGAGCCGGTACTCGTTGCGCGCCGCGCCGCTGTCGTCGAGCCGGATTTGACGCTGCGTTAGTTTGCCCTGCGTCGTATCGGCGAACGGCCCGAGCCAATCGGTTGACGAAAATAACGGCGTCAGCAAAAGCGCCGCCGCGACGCGCGCCGCATGGCTTGGCGCCCAGATCGTCGTCAGGAACGCCTGTTGTTGGCGGGCGACTTCCATGATCGCGGTTCCGGGCGCGCCGGAGGCTACGGCCATGTCGGGGACGTCGGCGCGGAGAACGCTGATTGCCGGGCCTACGGCGCTCGCTGAGACGCCGCCGGCCGTTAGCTGCGCCGCGATAGCCGTGGCTACGGTGGCGAGCGTGTCGCCTAGTTGCGCGGCGTAGGACGCGGCGACGTTGAGAACGACGGCCGAGACGTAGTGTCCGATGGTCACAGCGCCGCCAATCGTGAGCAATTGCTTGGCCGGCGTGATCGTAACCGTTGGCGTCACCACGACGCTCGACGTCCAGAGTCGCCCGAACCTGGTGGTGTCTTTGAACGTCGCCTCGGGATAAACCGAGACGTAGACCGCGCCGGCGCCAAGAATCGCGTCGAGATCGGCCGGAACCGGCCAACCGGGCGCAATCGTCGTTGTGTAGCCGCTGGCGGATTGCGATCCGTTGCCGAGCGGATAGATCGCGCTGGCGGCGAGCGCCGCAATGGCGCTTGTAACCTCGCTAACGTCAGCCACGTTGCGCGTTGTTCCTATTGGCGGGCGCGCCGTAAAACGTGCCGTCTTCCTTGGCGACGCCAAAG